TCCTCAATAGCCCAATGCAGGGCATCAAGCGCTTCTTTTGCCGCAACCCGCAAAGTCGCCAACTCGCGGTAGCGGTCAAACTCGGTCTCGGCTTCAATCGCGCGGACGCCTTGTAAAAACTCGACTTGCCGCTCTGCTTTCAGTGCTCTGCGCTTCCATTGCTTTAGGGTGGGTTCGCGTGGCTCTGTCACATATCACCCCTGCAACCGCTGACGAACAACGCTCGGAAACGGGCTGTGCGCTGAAGGCTCTTCAGCTACGCCAATACGCTCCACGCGCATCCCCCCGAGAAAAGATGATTCCTGCTGATCGGTGGCTTTGATGTAGTCAACCTCAACCCTGGCGGTATCCACCAGCACAGATGCCACTTGGGCAACTGCTTTTGCTCGCTCTGGCTCCATCGGTTTTTCTCTGTCTCGCAGACTGGCAAGCGTGCCCATCAGGTGTTCGCGCAGTTCGTTCATGTTGGTCGTCATGTGGCTTCCTTTGATTCTTTGGTGATGCGTTTAACTTGGCGCGTGATTGCGCCCTTGAGTTGGTAGATCGGCACCAGTTCAGGGTGGTGGCTCATTGGATGATTTCTGTTTGCAAGCTCGATACGTGTAATGCACTCCAGCTTGTCCAATGTGATCTCTTCTTCTTTTGTTGTGTATTGCCCCGGCTTGAAAACGATGATTCGGTCGGCTGATACTTTGCCGTTCGCCTGCTCCCAAACCAATCGATGTACGCGCACCCAAATGCTCGGCTCAGCAATCTTTTTTTCAAGGTACAGCCGCGCCCTTGGGTTTTGCGGCGTAGCCCCGCGAAGTCGGGTAGTGCCAATTGGTACAGCGTGAGGCGCTCCAGCACCTTCTCTGTAATGCCCACGGCCTAGCACTGGATCGAAGCCGCTGATTCCCTTGTTCCAGGGCACTAGACCCGGCTTAAATTGGTGTTCTCTGCTTAGGTTCATGGCCCTGCGCTGCACGACTTCTTGCATGATCTTTTTGGACTTTTTCAATCCAAGCGTTGAGGCTCGTTTAATCAAGTCTGAGCGCTTGATTCCAAGAAAATCAACAATTGCGTCGTTGTGCATGTCGGAATAAATCAAAACAATGATTTCATCCAGTGTTCGCCATTTGTCGGTTTTGCGGCCTTTGGCTCCTGGCGCTTTCTTTACATTAAGCTCGTTTGCTTTCTGACATATCTGTATTGGTGTTTTGCCCAAGCGTTCGGCAATCGCTTTCGTGTCGCTGTTTGGGTAGTGCTCTTTCACGTAATTGAGCATTTGCGACGTCCAGTTACTCTGCTGTGGCATATATCAATCCGTAAAATTGCCCCTTGCTGTGGGCGTGAGTGTCATGTCTTATCCTCCAGCACCACATGGCAAGCCGGGTGCAGTGTTGATGGTTTTGCAAAACCAGAGCGGCGCACTACGTACTGTGTGCCGCTTGGTGTCTCGCGCTTGTGGCCCAGAAACTCATACCAATCGCCGGTACGCTTCAACCTGAAGCGCTGCCCCGGCTGTAGATTGCGGACGCGCTGTTTTGTGGTCATGCCGTAAATAGATCCTGGGTCTTTTCCACTTCGGCGGATGCAAGGTTTTTGGCGGCTTGCTCGTAGTAGCTGCGTTTTAGTTCCGCGCCGACAAACTTGCGGCCCATTTCCAACGCCACGAAGCCCTCGGAACCGATGCCGGTAAAAGGCGACAGCACTACGTCGCCTGGATTCGTCCAAAGATCAATGCCACGCCGGATAACTTCAAGTTGCAACGGGCAGATATGGCGCTCGTCATCATGTTCGCGGGCGCTTCTATATTGCAAGGTGTCGGATGGGTCAATATCCATCCATACAGGGCTGGCGACTTTCTGCCATTTGTCCACGGGGTACTGCTCTGGTGTGTGCGTCACCTTGTCCACCATCTCGCCCGGTGCGCGCATCGTTACAAGGTAGTCCGGGATTCCTTGACGGCTCATGCACGCGTTAGTCCGGACAGTCTTGTGCAGCAGGCCCAATGCCTTAGTTCTTTGCATGGACGTTACCGGATCTTTCCAGATGCACACTTCGCTGGCATAAATGAATCCGTGCTTTTGGAATGCCCGGATAAGTTCGCCGCGAAAGTCTTTCAGCCCGATATACCCGTCCCGCTCTTTGCTGGTTGGCATCAACATGCAATGAAAGCTGACGTTGTGCCCCGGCTTCATGACGCGGCGAAGTTGGGCTACAAGGTATTCGAAATGGTCAAAGAACTCCGCATCGTTGCGGACGTTTCCCATGTCTCGCGGGCTGTTGCTGTACGTGTAGAGACTTGCAAAGGGTGGCGAGAAGATTGAGTAATCAATTGATGCACCCGGTAGGCCAGAAATGACCTCTACACAGTCGCCGTTCCAAAGTGTGAAGTTTTCGCCGCTGGCTTGATCTATGACGTTCATGCGTGCCTCAAAAATGAAGGCAGGTTCATGGCCTGCCGGGGTTGGTATTCGTTGCTCTCGCGTGTCTGCCCAAACAATTCAGACTTCACGCTTTCCATGACTTCGGTGGCGAGCGCATCGCCCATTGCTTTAGCGTCGGATTCTTTGCGCTTGAGGTTGGAGACAATCGAACCCTCTTGCTCGCTTGCAAAGATATGAACGTGAACTTCTTGCTTTTGGCCGAAGCGATAGCAACGCCTCACTGCTTGGTAATACGCCTCCCATGAGTCCGTGACCCCGACAAATGCCACGTTGCGGCAGTGCTGCCAATTGAGGCCCCATCCCGCGATAGAAGCCTTTGTGACCAATACTCGCGTGTTGCCGGTGGCGAAGTCGTGCAGTCGTTTTTCCTTCGTTGCTTCGTCGTCTGCGCCTCGAATCTCTACGGCACCATCAATTGCTGCGCGTAGGGCTTCGCCTTCCGCATTTAAGTCGCACCAGATAACCCACGGCTCACTACTTGCGTTTACCAATGCGGCACAGGCTTTTACCCGTTCATCCAGACTTTCCTTGCGAGCGACGCGACGCTCCATCAAGTCGCTGGCCTCCATAGCGAAAAGAAAACCTGTCGCCTGCTGGTCGTGGCCGCTATCTACCGTGTGTTGATTCACGTTCAACGGTGGTAGGTTGTAGGCGCTGGCGTCATAGCCCAGATCGGCAGGGCTTCGCAACATGACGCCCCACGATGCAACCCACTTCCAGAATAGTTGCCGTGCGTGGCCCTTGATGCGCCATGTTTGCGTGTCGCCGCCGTCATGCACAAAGAACTCCGCAAGCATCTCGGCACGCGAGCGGATGCCCAAGAACTCCGCATGTGTGCCCAGCTCTGTCCAATCGTTAGGCGCTGGGGTGGCAGTGGCACACAGCCGATAGGGCGTCTGCTTGAATGCGTCCAGAAGGGCCTGTAGCGTTTTGCTGGTGTGATGCTTGATAACGCTGGATTCGTCGAGCACAACACCGACAAACCGCGATGCGTCGAACTTGTGCAGGCGGTCATAGTTTGTGATGTTGATGCCGGGGCGTATCTCGCTGTCGTCGTGTGCATGAGTGACCGTCACCCCACACGCCGCCGCCTCGGCTGCTGTCTGCTGTGCGACTGCCAGCGGTGCCAGGATGAGAATGTCGCCGCCCGTATGCTTTTGCACCACATCAGCCCATGCAACTTGCATACGGGTTTTACCAAGCCCGGTATCAGCAAAGATCGCACAGCGTCCACGGCGCAGCGCCCATTTCACAAGTGCCTGCTGGTGTGGAAACAGCCCATCCATCAGCGTCACTTCATGCGTGATACCTACTGGGGGAACTGCCAGCAACTTGCTTTTTACAAAAGTTGAATACGTCATGGCGTAAAAAAGCCCGATGGTGCGGGCCTGTGTGGGTGTGGGGTTACTTGATGCCCTTGCGGAGCATTTCGTCTAGCTGATCCTTGGCGAACTTTTCAATCAACTCGCCCACAGTTGTGTGGGCCATCACCGCCGCCATCTTTAGCTTCTGGTGAAGTTCCTTGGATACGTTGACGGTTAGTCGACGGTCGCCTTCTGGCGCATGAAAGCTACGTTTTGTCATGCTCGTGCCTTTCGTTAGGTGATGCTCAGTCTGTCTTTGCGCACGATCCGCGCACCCGCTACAGCCTCGCCAGCCTTGATTGCGGCCTTGATCTTGGCCTTGCTAGGAGTGGGTGGCTTCGGGTCATTGCAGAGCGCTGGCGGGAACTCCGCATCTGCGTCAATCTCCACCGACTCATCGCGCTCAAGGTAGAGCTTTGCGCCGAACAGCCCAAGCTCGTGCTTTACCTCGGTGATGCCGGTTGCCTTCATGCAGTCGGCTAGGTAAGCCAAAAACCGCTCATGACGTTTTTTCTCAGCATCAACCTTCGCTTGCATGTCTTTCAGCATGTCCTCAGCAGCG